GATAACCTTGCGCCGTTGCTCCCGTGAACCGTGCGCTACCCCAACCCGGAGTCGCATGGCCGTCTTGAATATGTCAGCGACCCACGCCGATTGCATGATGGATACGGGGCACACGATGAGCACGCGGCTTAACTTATTTGCGCGTAGTAGGTAGTCTGCGGCCCATATCACGCTGCTTGTTTTCCCGGTTCCTTGTTGTGAAAAGCAGAAGCAACGCTTGTGAAGCGTTAGAAACTCCGCCGTAGTGCGTTGGTGGTCGAAGGGCCGGTACTTGCCGGGCCAATCATAATGCACCGCTATAGGCGACCGAACGCCCTTTAGGCGCAGGTTCTTGAGTATCTGTGCCTCGTCCAGCCCGAAATGGACGGCGACTTCGTGGACCCCGGGCTGCACCTCGCCGAGGTACTTGCTCTTCGGAATAACTTTCGTGATGCGTTCGTGGTCGCGCACGCGCATCTTGAGCACCTTGCCTTGGACTATTTCCACTTGAACTTTCCTTCTTTGATGCCTACCTGCACGATCCCTTGGTGCGCGAGATTCGTCTCCCCCAACTCAGGCACGAGTAGCGCCCACGGGGGGGTTTGCAGGTATTCCATCACGAGCGTCTCTACGGACGGGGCGCAGATCAGCCGCCATATCTGCCCGTTGGATGTGAAGTTCATGTGATACGGGTTGTTATCCGACGGGAACGGGGCTATGTCTAGCCCTCTGCTGTGCATGGACGCGTAGAACCGGGCAACCAGTTGACTCATATCGAACGGGGGGGTTCCGCATATCCCTGTTTTACCGGGGGACCGCAAACGTATGTGTTGCGCGAACCCTTTGAACCTCATGCCGAGGTCGATGGCCTCTTCAATGTCGTCCAATTCAGGTAGGGTAAACGCTAACCACGTCAGCGGGTGGCCGCTAATCCGAAGGCGCTCTAGCCCTAGCATCTTCTGGTCAAACAACCGGGGGTTGCTTAGGTAGTTGCGCCCATGCAGGGACACGCAGAACGAGTGTACGTCCTCGCATTGTTCCTCTATAAACCCCGGCTCCGCTAGTCGTACAGCGTTGGTGACGATGTTAACTGGCTTGCCGCTGTCCTGCTTCAATGCGGCTACGAGCTCCTTTAAGTCGTCACGCATCGTTGGTTCTGCGCCCATGAGCGTCAGTCCCCCACCTTTAACCGCCAGTCGTGAAATATCTACCAGCGTTTCTATGCTCTTGTCCTTGATCTTGTTGTTCGGGAGTGCGTAGCAGTGGGGGCACTGCACGTTGCACTTGTCGGTCACGTCTAGGCAGGTTACTCCTATGTACCGGTACCACTCTTCCGCGTCAGGCCCCTTCAGCAGCGACAGCTTGAAAAGCTCGGCGTCAACATCCATGCGTTCACGTTGGGCCCCGTGGTCCGCGCACTCCTTTACAAGCCACGCGCCGTCTTCGGCGTACTCCAGCTCAGCAGGTACTTCAGCGTAACAGTGGTTACATAGTGCGGTCAGCATTTTCGTCTCCTCAAAGCAAAACACCCCGAAACCTAAGTTTCGAGGAAAAATTGGGTGACACCTTACGGGTGTCGTTCGGTCAGCTCCCGCGAGAAAGGTACAAAAGTCGCGTACTGACTGGTGCCGTTGTTTTAAGCTCGGAGCTCATTACACACCCCACTGGGGCACCGATAGGGTATCGTGTTCTTATTTCTTGGGCTTGCGCTCGCGCTTGGATACTTCCGTCTTCAGCGAGTGGTCGCCATTACGGGCGAACGAGCGGTTAGCACCAGCGGCCTCAACTTTGAGGTTGCTCCGTGCGTTCGTACCGCCCTTGGTCATCGTCAGCTTGTGCGCTACATCCTTGCCGTCGCCTACGGATACCAGACCTTCCTTCTCCAAGGCGTACCGCGCGCGGTTACGGGCGCGTCGCTTCTCCATGACAGCCTCGCTGCCATCGTAGGCTTTGGCGGCCTTCGTGTATTTCCTATCTTCTGGGTTCTTGTACGGCATAGGGTATCCTCTATCCACAGTGCTCACAATACGTCACGGGGCACCACTTACGGCACAAGCCGTTAGGGTTCGGGTTCCACACATCAACTTCGTGCGATCGCTCGATCGCACCTACGTCGATCGTCCACTTGCGCCACATTGTAGCTTCATCCTTGCGGTAGTACATAGCAGGTACGAGCTTATTGTGCCGAGTGAACAGCAACGCGGCGTGGATGGTCTCGACATCAGGGTAGTGCGCGAACACCATCAGCGACATAAGCTCCAACTGGCTCACATCTGGGTACTTCGCGTTGCCTGTTTTGTAATCTACCGTCCACGCCTTGCCGCCGTTGATAATCACCAAGTCGGCGATACCGCGAACCCACCGCGCGTCGTCCTTGAAGTCGCAGGGGGAACAGTCAGGGAGTAACGCCATCTCCAATTCGCACAGCTTCTCGCCGGGGATAGCCCGCAGCGAGTCGAGCATACGCTGGAACTGCTCCAACCCTTCCGCCAGCGGTGTACCGTCGCGGATGTAGTCCTCGGCGGCTTTGTGTACAACCTTGCCGTAGATCGTGGCCTCGGTGTCTTGGTGGGGGTACAGCTTCAGCACGCGGTTGGCGTGGTACTTGCGAGGGCAAGTCTTGAACTCCTTTAGAGCTGAAAACGACCATGTAATCCTAGACTTACCCGCTACTTCGCTCACTATTTCGCCTCACCGTAGGAATCCCCGAACGACCCTTCCGCCCACATCATGAGCTCAGGCCACCAAGTAGGCGGCGTGCGCATCGTATCCAGCATGAAGTCCAAGCACTCCTGCGCCCGGCTTTCCTCTACGATACACACCACCTCATCGTGCACAGTATGCACAACATCATACTTCGCTGCTACCGTAAGTAGCTGCTCCGCCATGATACACCTAGCTAGGTGCTGCACAATGTTTTCGTCAACTTTCGGCCCGTGCAGTCTGCGTCTGTTCCGCCCTTCGCCGTACCAGAACTCCTTGTCTGCCTCTTTGTACTCTAGCGCGGGGTACCGGATCATGCCTACGGGGGTCTTGATGCCGCCTTCCTGTACAACGCACATACCCCACGGGTCTATCTCCTTGCCGTATTCGCGGTTCCATAAGTACACCAGCGCGTCATTGCACGACCGCCACCCGGAGCAGATGCGGGTGTACTCTTTACGCCACGCCCTAACAATCTTAATCGCCTCATCATCCAGCATGTCCACGCCGCCCATCGTCTTGGCAATGCGTACAAACGTCGTAGGGCCAGATCCGAAACCTAGACCCAAGTGCGCGATCTTACCGATCTGCCTCTGGGACTTAGTGACCTCGCTTACCTCAACCCTGTACAGCTTACTTGCGAAGTCCTTGTACAGGTCGGCCTTCTCTGGGTCAGCGTTGAACAGCGCGGTACTTGATTCCGCCTTCCACAGAAAGTGGTTCACCCGGAGCTCGATGCCCGATAAGTCCACGACGACTACCTTATGCCCTTTTGGTGCGCGTAGGCTGTTGCGTAGCGCGTCGGTGGGTTTGCCTGAAACACGTGGTAAATTCTGGTGGTTTAACTTCCCACCGCTGCCCGTCCACCTTCCGGTAACAGCCGCGTAGTAGCTCAAGAAGATCGGCATCTTGCCGCCTACAGCCGCACCTGTGTCCAAGAAGCGTTGCACCCGGGTTTCGAGGAGAGTACTTTTGACACCCAGTCGTGCCCGTGCAGCCGTAGCCACAAGCGGGTCGTCGTGGTCTTGCAGTTCAAGGAACGCCTCGTCGGTTTTGGCGAGGGCAAATACAGTCTTTTCCGGGTTAGTCGGGGAGGGCTTAGTCGGCGGTTCCACACCCAGATCTCGAAGTAGCGCGGCGAACTTGGGCGCACTGGCCAGTACTTTCTTAACCGCAGCGGCAGCATCGTCTTCCTCCATATCTGAGCTGTACGCCCCTGTAAGCGACGCAAGGTCTAGCAGCATCAAGCGTTTCGCATCCTGCTCGGCGACGAGCGCCGCCTCCAGCATGCCCATGTCCAGTTCGAACTTAGGCTCGGTCAACATCCGGGTGGTGCGGTCGATGAGTTTCATCTCAAACGCGGGGGTATTCGGGGCCAGCTTGTAGAATATGCCAGCGCACAGCTCCACATCCAGCTTGTTGTACTCCTTCAATGCTTCGATCTCTTCCGGTGCGAAGTCCTCGTACCGTTTGCCCTTGGTGTTGGTGGCTTCGAGGTCGCCCTTCTCTCCGACCCCCAGCGCGGCAGCCACCTTCTTCAGCGACCCACCGACAGAGGACTGGTAGAACGGACGAGCCATAGACAAAGTACAGCCCCACATCTTAGGGTTAACCCCGAAGCGCCACGCGAGGATCATTGCGTCGAACCCACTCATGTTGTGCCCGATAACCATCGTGTCCGACCAGTCGATCCTGCCTAGAAGGTTGCGTATGTTGTCCTCTCCGAACACGCAGTGCGTCGTTCCGCGCTTACCCTTCTCGTCGAACCTCGCCGCTACGCTGATGATCTCGGTGTCCGGGTGCATGACGTATTCAATCGGCGGCATCTTGGTCAGGCTATGCGTCGTTGACCAATAGGATTCCGCATCTATAAAGCATAGTCTCATTTTACGTACCCCTTAATTACGCCGCCTACGACTTTCTCCATGTCTTTGCGGCGGTTCACAACCGTCGTGAGGAACCGCTTCAGTGCTTCCAGATCTTCAGCGTCGATGACTAACGCCAACCCGCGTGCAGTCTCTATCTCGGTCAGGTTCTTGGTCTGCAACGCCGTAGGCGGGTTCTTCTGCTTATCAGCTTTTACTTCTATAGCCACGAACTCCCCGTACACACATGCCACAATATCAGGCACCCCGCTCTTACCGAACGAGCCCATTGCAGGCATGAAGTAGTACACATCTGTACCGAACGCCTTGAGAATGTCCTTGATCTTGCGCTTAACGCGCCCTTCTGGAGTCTCAGCCATGATCGTTCTCCGCTAGAGACGCGATAACCAACGCGCGGGTTGCTTCACTCGCAATCGTCTCCGCACATTTGCGGGCTTGTTCCCATTCCTTCCGACTCATCAAGCTGTACAGCTCTCGACTCAGGGGCTGCAAGTTTATCGGGGTTGGTGTTGTGTTTGTATGTGGCATATAGCTTCTCATCCTGTAGGTAATACTCCATAGGCTTAAGGGTATTGCGCGCGAGGTCAGCGGTCATAGCGGTTCGCACCCCCTCGTAGTAACTGACCAGTGCCTTACGCCTAGCCAGTGCCCGTAGGGTTCGCGGGGAAGCAGTACCGTATTCGATCTTCAGTTCCAGCGCCGCCGCCTGATGCTTGCTCTGCGCCTCTAACCTGTTGATGCGGGTGTTGATGTACCGGAGTGCCGCCACATACGCCCGGTGCGCCGCCGCAGCGGCTTCGTCCGCAGCTTCACGAGTCCGTATACGCCCCCGCGCCGAGGCTTCCCGGTTGTTTCTAACTCTACGACACGACGAGCAGTATGCGTCGTACTTGCCTTTAGGTAGATGCCGTCTATACGGACTCACCCGGGCACAGCGCGGGCACGCTACGCATGTGTTGCTGTACAGCTCGTCGGGTTGTATCTCCGACTCCTCAATCGGCTCCTGCCAATCATCGTCGAATTCCTCACGTATTTCCACGTCACTCGTCTCCGTATAGTGCTGTCCATGTTTCAACCCCGGGGCTGTCGTATACATCCCTGTGGTCTTCCGTGAAGTGCGTACCCCACGAATCGGTGTATCGCCATGCGATCGGCTTGCGCACTTTATCAAGCTCCGTGGTCAGTTCTGCCAGCAGTTGATCTATCGTGCCCCTCTGGTCTGCGTATAGCGGGTTTATCCGTGACCGAAGCTCTGCGATAAGTTCTCGGGTGGTCATTTGGCCTTCTCCCATCCAGCTTTCAGGTGTCCGTAATCACGGGGTTCCGTGACAGGGGCTGTACTTCCGCAGACATCGCAGGTATCAATATGCCAGCACGCTGTGCCCACTGGTTTATTGCCGTATTTCAGGCCACACTTGGCGCATATCCACGCCGGGTAGTCTTTTCTCATTTCATTTCTCCCATTTGCCTTTTTCACCATGCCGGGTACTAAGGATAGTGGTCTTATCCTCGCCAATGATCTCTATTACCGCATCGGTATCACAGAATGACCAACGGTAATCAGCAGTCACCTCTCGTTGTGCTTCTTCAAGCGTTACGCCACGGCATAGGATAGGAGTGCCTTTATTGATGCACTTGTAGTAGGTCACATCCATACCGCCCCCGCCATAAACCCGAGACCGATCAAGCACGCTGCCCAGATATAGGGCTCTGCCCAATGATGGTCTGGTTCAAAAGACACCTGATGGCCGTAGGCTTCTCTGGAGGATCGCGAGAATTTAAGTGTTTGATTGCTGTTGTTCATTTCACTCTCCCTGTACACAAGAATTCCTGTATTGCACTCCTCGGGCGTTTCGACACCGGGAAGTAGAACATGAGGTCACGCTCGCCTTCCGTTACATAGAGCAAACCCGAGTCGCACATCCGACGAAGCGCATGGGTGTACACGGCAGGGGGGATGTCTGGTGTTGCCGCTGCGAGTTCCGCCACCGTTACCGGCACTTTCCATACGGACAGCCGCTCCGTCAACTGCTCCACCACCTGAGCACACCTCGCCGATTTCTTGAATTCGCGAGTCATTCTTCGCCCTCCTCCTGCGTGTCGCAGTACAGGCGCACCCCATGTGCGTACCCAGATACCCATGCCATACGGGCCGTGCCCTCCAGCCCCTCCGGCGGCTCGCTCTCACCGCTGCAAAACCCTACATCTACGCCGTCGGCGTAAGCATCCATTACCGCTGTCTCATTCTGTTCCATATCGTCCTCCTCAAGTTCCCTGTCCCACGGGTCACGCCGTCCGTCTGCTGACTGTTCCCGCTCTCGTGCTGCCTCTTCCTTCAACTCCCAATACTCCGGGTCGTCTTCTTCTTTCATGTCCCAGTCACTCATTTCTTCCTCCTGTTGTGCGGTAGCCCCGGTGCGGCAGCCCCGGGATTCGTCTCGTGCTCATCGCTGCCATGCTCCCTACAGCCCCGGGATTCTTGCGCCAGCGCAACTAGGAACACCAGCACAATGCCCAGCAGCATCAGCCAGAAGAACACCCAAAATAAATCAAACATCAGCATCATCAATCCCTCCTGTACCCCCACTAGGTGCAACGGCTCTTAGCTGCATCAGTATGTTCATCGCCTTCTCCCGGTCTCGCACGAACCCAGTCCTGCCATGTACCGAGGTCATGCACTCACCAAAGTTGTATAAGGAGCCTGTAATGGCATCCATGAAGTACACCCCCGTATGTGTGTCCACCAAAGCAAACGCACGGCCATCGGCCACGAACAGGTCGCGGTCTTCCATCCACTTCTTCTTGCTGTCTATGCTTACCAACGCGCTGTAGCACTCCTTGGTTGCCGCGCACTCCGCGTCGCTTGCCTTGCTGATGCGATACACGCGAGTCCCTGATTTCACTATCGACAACTCCCGACGCAAGCGTCGGATCTCGGTGATCGCTTCCTCGTAGTGCTCGGTCGGCGTTGCCGCGAGTCGCGTCATGATGTCAGTTTTCTTTTTCACGGGCTTACTCCTTCGTTAAGTTCATCTTCTACTACATCTTCCCAATACTCGGCTTCCGCCCAGTCATCCTGTGGCGTGCACCACCCAAAACACATCATCGCTTATTCGCCTTCCTACAATCGCATCATGGAACCCCACCGGGGCTGTAAGCAACACAGCGAGGTGTTCCCTAATACCCAATGGCACATCATCTATCCCCGCGTACACGGTGTACGGCTCGTGTAGCTCGAATGGGGAAACTACACCCCACCCTTCAGGGCATCGCTCTACCCTTGCCATGCTCATATATAAACTCCCCATCACCAGTTCCAATCGCTGCACTCATGTGCCAACTCCTCCTCACCAGTTCCACTTATCAAGAATAGTGTCCACCTGAGACTTAACATCAGAGCGTACTCCTTCGTCCTTACGCAGGTCATCAGCAGTAACACCTAACAACGCCCTCTGTACCTCGCTTCGCGCGGTTTCAAGCTGAGGGTCGCCAGTCACATTAAGCACCCTCAACATGTCACATACTTCAAGGGCATTTTCCACCAGTGTATCACGGAAGATCTTGCTCTTGCCACCAACATCTGACCCCAAGCGGTCGCTCATCTTATCCAGTACGACCTTGAGCCGCCCCCACAAGTCCTGATTAACTTCCTCCACGCGTTTGGCGTAGTCCTTGGCGTATTGCTCCTCCAGCTCCTTGCGGATGTCTTCGGCGATGTCCACTCGGAAGTCCCCTACCTCGGGCACGGGCATGAACGAGTAGCTGATGCTGAACTTGCTCGCTACCTCCGCTTCGGACGGGTACTCGCTTCGGTCGAACATACTGCCCAGCTTGAACGCTTGCGCGGAGATGAGCGTCGGGTACATGTGCACGAAGTCCACTACCATAGCGTCGAACTGCACCTTATGGGCATCGACAGCGGCCTTGAAGTCGAAGAACTGCTTGGTAGTGACGAGCCGCAGGCCAGAGTCAGACCACGGCAAGGTGGTACGCGTCAGCCAGTTACGAATCTCCGCCGCGTACTTATTGACCGCCGTCAAACGAGGGTCATCCGCCAGCAGGTTCTTCTGCACCTGCGCCGCTCGCTTACTCGCGCTCTTCGCGTTAGTCAGCTCCTCGCTCTCCTTCTTGGCTACCTTCTTGGCCGACCAGCAAGAGATGCTTACGGAAGCGAGCATCGCGGATGTTGCAATAGATGGTGTTTGGTTCATTTCATTTCTCCTTGGTCTGTATACACATAAGCTGGCACACCAGCATGAGCGGGTTGGTGTCGATGAATGTGGCGGTAACGCTTGGGTGCTCTCTGGTGCCGGTGCTGCTGCAATCACCGTCGCCATATCCGTCGCCATATCCGTCGCCGTCGCCGCGGCTGTCGCCGAGGCCGTAGCCGATGTTGGAGCCGTAGAGGATGCCGCCGCCGCCCCTACCGTCGCCCCTACCGTTGCCGTAGTCGTAGACGTAGTCGTAGCCGTAGCCGTCGCCGTAGCCGCCGTTACCGCCGCTGCCCATACCCGCTGACTTAAGCACCTCATTTCTCCTTGCACTTGATGCGCATGATGACGGCGTGCCATGCCACCTCCACTAACCCCGATGGGTCGCGCACCGTATCCTTCGTCGGGCCGCGCAGGGCAATCTCCCCTAGGCCAGAGGTTGTACCCCATACTCGGATGCAGTCCGCGTCGTTGATGCGGATGTACTTATTCCCGTCCTCGCTCGTTGTCTCAGACACTTCGCCCATATAGACGAATCCGTTGGTGATAACTACGATCTCTTTCATGCTTCTTCTCCTTGGGTAATGGCTGCTGTGAGTTCGTTGATAGTTAGCATATGTGCTTTCCAATCATGGTCGTATGGGCTTCCCCGTTCGTATGCTTGCAGGCTGCCCTCCAGATCCGCAAGGGCATATTTCGCTACTTGCAGTAGTTCTTCATACTTGTCTTCGATCGTTTTCATGCTTCTTCTCCTTCGCTCAGTAAAAAGTCTATAGGACTCACGCTATTGTCGGTGTTCACGCTACAGCGTATGCGTCGCTCCACATACAGCTCGTCACACATCGAGATGATGGCGTTCTGCGGGTATGCGGGGTGCTCCCCGTCATCATGGTCTGTCTCCACGTCCTCGGCGTCATCGCCGACCATAACGACAGCCCAAGCGAACCCTTGATCTCCGGCATTGCCTAGGAGCGCGACATGGTTACGGACCCCCTCGTACTCTGGATACCACTTAACGCCTATGAACTCCCCGACGATGTGGGGCATCGCCGAGTCCACATACTTGAGCTCGTTGAGCGCATCCCCAATCTCAGGGATGAGCCGTTGTACGGCGATGAATTCCTTAGCGATCTCCCTGCTAGGGAAGCGAATCATGTATGTCACATTGCTTCTATATCCCATCATTCTTCTCCTTCGGTTTCAAAAGTCACATCGTTGGCGTCGCAGTATTCGGCGAACGCCTCCTCACTACTGAGGTATTCGTACTCCTCATCCAACATCTCTAAAATAGTCGTCGAGAAGTCGTTGGCCTTCTCCAGCACCATCTCCTCTATCTCGTCGAGTACGGCCTCCCCTCCGACAGCGTCCAGTACGTGCACCACACCCGCACCAGCGAACACCCCTGTACCTACAACCCCATCCTCATCTAGCCTCGCGCCGTAGTCCCCCACTCGCATCGTGGTGTTGCGGTATCCATAGCGGGAGATGCTCAGCACGCTATCCACCCATCCATCCTTCACGAGTTCCAACATTACGAACCACTTAGGATCGGCTTCCAACCCATGCGCCTTGGCGAACTTGAGCACATCCACCTCTCCCTCCCAGCTTGCGTCCCTGCTGTGCAGGTCGAAGCTAATGTTCTCAACCTCGAACCCGAGTGCCTCGCCGTCCCCCATAGCCAGCTCGTACACCGAGTCCCACCAGTCGTAGTCGAGCGAGTGTTCAACCCACTTCCAGTATTCCTTGTCGAACCGTTTGGGGTCACTCAGCTTCAGTTCGCTTGCGCTCAGTTCGTTCATCACACACCCTCTCTCATCGTTCATCACACACCCCCTCTCATGTTCTTCCACAGCTCAGGGCTGACTATATTTGCCGCGTCGGAGGTCTTGTCCGCTTCCAAGCCAGCGCGTACTGCATCGCGCCAATCCCTAAGTTCATCGGGTGACAGCATCGCGGCATCGTATAGCGGGACACTCGTCGGGTGCAGGGATACGCTGGGTACTTCATACGCTTGGATGTGCGCGAACTTCTCGCGTACTGCGTATCCCTCAATGTCGTACTTCAACGCCTCGGTCAGCAGTACCTGCAACTGGTGCGCCTTCGCCAGAGGCAGAAGTAACGACAGGTTCCACGACAGCTGCACGATGCCGAGGGGTTGGGTTTGTAGTTTCGATTTCATGGTGTGCCTCTCATGTGTTGTGAGTCTAATTAGACTCGGGTTGGTTTGGTTTGGCTTGTGAACTCGGTTCACATGGATTGGTTTGGTTTGGCTTGTGTCGGACTGTTCCCTAGTCCATCACGCGGATAGTCTTACCGAACGGCGCGACGATGTCCTCCGTCATACCGAACAGCACGGGATACGGCGGTACGGGAGGGGTGGCCCAGCATCCATCGGTGAGACATACGACACAGGCAGGGGTGACACGCCGCTCGATCACCCACTCGAACACGCACGACAGATCAGTACCGCCGCCATCCTTCGGCTTCAATGCGGATGCCATACCCTCGTACTGCCCTTTGGTGAACACCTGCTCGCCCACCACGCTAGTGCCCCACCATATGAGGTGTACCTTATCTGGCGATACCTGCTCGCATATGCCTACCATCTCGCTCACCATCGCCAGCAGTTCCTTCCCCCCGATACTTCCCGAGGTGTCGATTGCCACGACGATGTCACCGACAGACTCGCTATAGGTGGACGGCAGGTACATATCCCTCGACATACCACGGCGTGAGGGTCTCGCCCATGTGGACTCATCTCTCCCACTCGTGACGCTGGTGATGAACTCCCGCAGTTGCTCGCGCCAGTTGACCTGAGGTCGAAGCAGCTCATCCAGCGCAGAAGAGCCAGTACCCTTCCCTTCTCCGATCTTCTTTCGAATGATCTCTCCTTGGCGGATGGCTTGGTCTAAGGCTTCCTCGCGACGCTTACCTTCCTCGCTACCCTCCTCGGCCTCCTCCCATCCATGCCCGTCCATCGGCTCGCCTCCTTCCCCCTCGCTCGGCTCGCCTCCTTCCCCCTCGCCCTCGCCTCCTTCCCCCTTACCCTTGCCTTTGCCTCCCCCCTTGTCTAGCAGGTCGAACACTTGCTTCGTGTTCATGCCCTTGAACATCGGGTCAATCAGGGCGGAGTCGGGGAGCTGCGTGATGCGGTGCGGGGTGTCTAGCTCCTCAATAATGTTATTAACGACATAGTCAGCCGCCATATTCGCCTTCTTGGGGCTGATGTCCCACAGCTTCTTCCACATCGGAAGCTGCTTCAACGCCTTGTGCATATTCTCGTGCACGATAACCGCGTTGAGCTGGGGTTCCGTTAGGGTCTCTATGAACGCTCGTCCATAGGTCACATCCCACCCGTTCGTGTATGCCGTCGGGCATCGACGGGCATCGTCCTCCACCTTTACCGCACCACACATAATCACCCCAGACAGCAGGCAGAATTCAGGGCTACGCATAAGCTGCACATGCGCCCGTTGTACTCGTCTCTCTACGCTCAGTTTCATGGTCGTTCCTTTCGTGTGTTGAGTCTAATTAGACTCGGGGTTTCACTTGCCGGGGACTACGCCGTAGGGAATCAACCCTGCACCTCGTGCTATACGCACGGCGGATACTGGGTCTTTGGCGATCACGGGCAGGCTTGTCTTGATTCGTGAGTGCAGGCTCAGTTGGCACAGCACAAAATACTTTCGCTTGGGCATGGGCATGGTGTCTCCTCTCCTCAATAAAGCCATGCGTTATTCAGGGCATACGCCGTAAATTTCGAGTTGGTGACGATCAACGCCGCCTTACTTCCCTTCATCGCTTGCGACACGAACAGGGACTGCACCTCGGGGCGAAGCCGCGTCATGTAGTCCAGCCACCCGTTGACCGTGGTTTTATCCACGCGGGTTACTGCATCCAGTACAAGTATGGTCTGCGCTACGGCATCGTCCGGTACAGGGCAGGTGTCAGGGTACGCAGTAACCCGCGCCCAGTCAGGCAGCGCATCGCCGACCGCAAAGAACGCCTGCATATCCCGTGCCGCTGACTCCCCCACAGTACCGGCAAGGGCCGCGATGAACGAACTGGGCGACAGCAAGTGCCGTTGCTTAGATATGTGGCTTGCCTTCTCCAGACTACGAGGGCAGACATACGCACCCTGCACCCTACGCGGGTTGTACGGGTACGGGTTGTCCATCATCTCCTTCTCTGGTGTCATGGTGTACGAATCCATGCAGTGCGGGTACTTACCCACCCACGCCAGCACAGACGCATCCCACCCAGCTCCCGTACCGTACGCCACCATCTCATCGGCGTTAGGTTTGGCCACCTCCACCACGCACATCCGGCTTCGTGCGTGTCCTGCGATGGTGTCCCCTACCCCGTCACTTGAGAGGTTGGTTGTGGCGAACACCCGCGTGTCAGGGTGTAGGTGGAAGTTGCCGAGCCGCTTCTCTCCGTTGGACATGGGCAGTAGGGTGTTCTGCACCGGCCTAGGGGCTTTGCCGATCTCGTCCATCATGATGAGCATGGGGCGATCATTCACGAACATAGCGTTCGGGGTGAAGGCGTACTTACCGCCCGACACCACGGGTATCTGCAAGTCACCTACATCCAACAGAGCGCAGTCGAGGTAGAGGCACTCGTAGTCCGCGAACTGCGGGGATGCCTTGAGCGAATGAAACACGCTCGACTTGCCGATGCCTGGCTCGCCTTGCCCAAGGATGGTTACATCCCGTCCAACGGTACTGATTAAGGTTTCAAATTCCTTTAGGGATACTTGAGTGTGCGTGTTCATGGTCGTTCCTTTCATGTGATGAGTCTAATTAGACTCGGGGTTGGTTTGGTTACTTGTTGATGAGTTCCATGTGCTTGTGCACCGTGCCCACGGGTAGGGGTTCGAGGTAGTACGCACCGGTCAGGGTGTACGCTACATCCTGCACCCGCTTAACAAACTTCTCGTAGTTCAGACGGTAGCGCATCTCGCCGAAGCGGTGCACCCACCCCGACTCCATCGCGTTCGATATGATGCTCGTCCAGTTTTCGGGGGTGGTTAGGGTATCCATAGTGTTCATGGTGATGTACGCGTAGGTCTCGTGCGGCTTCATCGCGTCGCGTGCCTCTCTCGACAGCCCCTCCGCCTCGATCATCGCGGCGAACGCCCGAGCGTACTCAAGCAAGGGTTTGATAGCCGCCCGAGGTGCAGCGGCTTTCTTCCTGTCCACCTTCTTTACACCCACAGGGGGCACGGTAGCCCGTGCCACGCGGTTTGGGTTTGGGCTTATTTCGAGGGGTGTTAGTCCAGCAGGGTATGTGCCATCGGCATCGCTTACCAGCTCCATCCCCGCGAGGCTGGTGCAGCGCACCCCGTACGGCAAGAAGCAGTTGGCGAAGTCCCGTGTGCTCATCGAGCCGTATGTAGTGTCCACCACGATCTTCCCGTCCGCGTGGAATGTCACCACACCTGTTCTATACAGGCGGCATATGTAGCGGTCGCCGTATGTGTCGCCGTATGTGTCGCCGTATGTGTCGCCGCGCCTTATCAACGCCATAACGGCGTGGTTCTTGCGGTCTCGCCGCAAGGGCACGCCCGCCGCGTCCTTGCTATACCCCCTGATAGGGGATGTCGCGTTGTAATACGCCTCGCAGTCGGCGTACGAGCGCAGCACGGGGAAGGTGCGTGTGTTGAGTTGTCCGAACATGGTCGTTCCTTTCATGTGGTGAGTCTAATTAGACTCAGGTTTTGTGAACTCGGTTCACAGGGGTCGGTTCAAGCCGCCGGACTGTTCCCTCACGGGGTGATGGCGTACGCTATGGTCGCCGCAAGCGCGGCGTAATTGTCCGCGTGGGTCGCGGCTTCGGCAAACTTGCCGTACTTAAGCTCGTCCCACATCATCTTGTATTCCCAATCGCGCTCCGCCATGCGTAGCTGGGTGTCTTGCTCGAGGTCGAGCATGGTTTGGGTGTTCATGGTTTGGTTGGTGTCCATGGTCGTTCCTTTCAGACCTCTACTTTCAGGCAGAGGCTACCGGCGTTGGCCGGGTCGCCGCCCTTATGGGCGAACTCCTCATATCCTTCTGTCATCCAGAAGGAATCGAAGTATCCCCCTTGGGGGAACCTGTTCCTAGGCGGTTCTATGCCCAATTCCTTGAGCCGCGACAGCGCGGCATCGGTGATGTCTAGTGTGCCCTTGATATAGGCCCGGTTTCCTAAGATAAGCATGGTCGTTCCTTTCATGTGTTGAGTCTAATTAGACTCGGGGTTGGTTTGCTGTACGGCAGTACAGCGGTAAGCAGTATCAGGGGCGGGGTTGGTTTGGTCGGTTCGGCGGTGTGAACTGAGTTCACTCGCCGTCTAGGTGCGCGTCGCCTTCGCGCTCGTAATCAACCCAAAAGCGTGCTTCGCGCGCTTCGTTGTGGGTCTTTTGATCCTCGCGGATCGTGTGAGCCGCATCTTGCGGCTCCATGTCACCATAACAAACGATGTCGGTCATAGGCGGTTCTCCTTTCATAAAGGTGCGCCCGTCCCTTGATACTACTTAACGATGCACTGCCACGCCCATGCAGAATTAACTTCTTCTGTTTAGGGCGCACATCGTGCGCATGTCAGCCATGCGCTTCCCCTTCTGCTATTTCATGCAGTCCTGTGTGGTGTTCAGGGGGTATCCGTCATAAAGACTCGGTTCTGTGAACTCGGTTCACATTCCCTATCATCCGCCTGCTCAGCATGGATGCGTGTCTTGTGTATGAAGCATCTGGGAGTCTAATTAGACTCTTGTGTGCGTTTTAGCAGGGCTTCGCTTATGAAGCATCTGCGGGTTATACACAAGGCGCATGAACAGAAAGTCTGCCAGCTTACGCCACGGTGACGGCCAATGCGGTATATGCACGCATCGGATTTGTATGTTGTTAAAGAGCGACTGGGGCATGGGCCGGTCGGGAGTGAAGGCGATGTGGGCAACATTGGTATAAGCCCGAGGATTCGTTTCGTTCTGTGAACCCAGTTCACAAACCCAATCCCATCTAACCTTCTCTCACTTCTAGATAACATTATACACCTATTCAAGGGGTTTGTCAAGTCGGTTACATGCCATTAAACCGCGTTCTTTTGTTCTAAACGGGCGTTTATGAGGCAGGGGCTGGGCTGGGCGTGTTCTCTGCGTGTTCCGGCGTGTTCTCTGCGGATTCTTCAAAATGCCGTTAAACCGCGTTCTTTTGTTCTAAACGGGCGGGAATGAGGCAGGGGCTGGGTTGGGCGTGTTCTCTGCGTGTTCTAATCTTGTGTAGTTTCAGTTTGGTGTGATTTGAGGCGTTCTTTATTCGATGCAGGGCGTTCTGGAATGGAACGCGCAGGAATAAGGCAGGGCCTAGGTTGGCGGAGAAAGCGGCTGATAAAAAGCCCGAAAAAAAAAGTTATAGTTTTTTCGGTAGTGGTTTGAGGCAGGGTCTAGGCTGGCGGTGAAAGCTGCACGAAAAATGGGGTAAAAATGTGGAAAAAATGGAACGCGCGAGATCGAGGCAGGGCGCGGGGTTTGGGCGAAAGCTGCATATTTTGTGGAGGCCAAAAAAGAGAGCAAACGCCTCCGGCGGGTTGGTGGCGCGTTCGTTCTTTTTTATGTCTCTATATATATCTTTTTTCTAGGAAAGTTATATAGCGCGTTCCAACCGGAACATCGGAACAAATGAGGTCGAATGCGGGCTGGCGGTGTTCTCTGCGTGTTCTGCCTATTTTTTAAGCAGTGTGCTGGAAACGCCGAAACACTAGGCTGGCTCTGGGGTTTCGCGATTTGCCCTCAAGAACATTCTACTTTGAACCCGTTTTCGTGTTCCGCCGCGCTTGCGCCGCTTGCGCCGCTTTCGCTTGCCCGTGTGCAGTAACCGCCCACATGCCTCACCCAGCCTAGATTGTGCCTGCCTTTTGGTGACGCTTGTGAACTGAGTTCACTTTCTCGCGTACGGCTGCTCGTCAGCAGTAACCGCCCGTTACCCGCCTACAGCCTGGATTGTTCCTGCCTTTTGTGAACTAAGTTCACGATTTGTGCCCACCCACCCGCCTGCCTGCCAGACTGTTCCCGCATAGGGCGCGTGTGAACCGAGTTCACAAACGAAAAAACCCCGCGAGTGTGAACCGAGTTCACAAATCGAGGGCGAAAAAAAACCCCGCTTTCGCGGGGCTTTTCGTGAGGCCGATTATTACTAAGTACCGCTCATGGCTTTTTTGTACTCATTCATACAATCAACCAGCATGGCATATACCATTGGCGGGTAATCCGCCTTGCCATTCACCTTGTTCAAGGTAGCCGCGCTTTTACGCATAAAGCTTACAAGTGGCGTTTCGGCCGTCGTTACAGTCGCAGTCTTTGGCTTGGAGCCAGAAGTTTTGCCATGACGGGCAAGACTCCAAAGTTTCCTACAAGCGTTATACTGGCGGTCGCCAGCCGTTTTGGCTTTCGCGTAAAGTGCTTTCTGGAAAGCTTTACGCTCACTTTCCGGCGTGGCACGCATCTGTTCTGCAAGGCGCATTAAAAGCCCGTCAGCGGATTTTACCGCCGATGATACAGAACGGACAAACGAAGATACAAATTGATTCTGTTTCATGGTAATACCTTTCAATTGCGCACTAATACATAGACCGAAAGCGTGCGCTCTTTCGATGTAGTGAATTATACAGTATTCCGTAGCATTGTCAACTACTTTTTAGTGGTTTTGAAACGCTTTGTGAACTAGTTCACATTTAATAAACCTTTAATGACGCGCGCGATACGCATGTACGCATGTACGCATGTACGCATGTACGCAGGTACGCAGGTACGCATGTACGCATGTACGCATTATGCAGGCGCGACCCCCACTGCACCCCCCACCCCCCAAATTACGCGCGGGTCCCATCCACCTCTATACATACGAGTCCGCTCCAACGATCTGCATTTCCGGCGGGACCTATATAGTGATTTACTAATGTACCCGCGCATTTCCGGCGGGACCTATATAGTGATTTACTAATATATCCGCGCATTTCCACGGGAGTTAGGTATATAAGGTTTGGCTTATGTACCCCCCACCCCTAAGATACTCAAGTACCCCCCACCCCCTTCAAAACGTGACACCCCTAAGATACTCAAGTACCCCCCACCCCTTTTAATTCTGGGACTCCCCCCTTGCGTTTTAGGGGGGTATGTATTATTTTGTGCATATGAATGACGACCTTAACGAGCACACGCCGTTCATAGAGCGAGTGCCTATCACACCGCTACCTCCGCTCTCCGAGCGCGAGAGGGTGCATGTCGCCGCCATAACCGCCATTGCTGAATTCCAGCTTGGTGCAGATTTTGAAATCACGGAAGAGGACGAAGTGCTCGCACGCCAGATGGTGCAGGATGGGCGGATGCCCAATAAGTATGAGCTGAAGAAACCCGGGCTTGTGGTGCAGCTCGAGGCGCTCCTTGCCGAGTACGACTACCAGATCATCGACGAGGCTATAAAACTGCGGCGGTACGTCACCAACCGGCTGATTGCCGAAAGTGACGACAAAGACCCCAAGATTCGTATGCGCGCCCTCGAGATGCTCGGGAAGATTACCGACGTGGGCCTGTTTACCGAGCGCAAGGAAGTGATAATCACCACTAAGACCGACGCGGACCTAGAAAAGGACCTGCGCGAGTCCCTCACGATCCTGCTGAACCCCGAAGACTTCCAAATTGAAGCCCCACCTGCTCCTGCACGTGTTATCCGCCCGGCGGACCTCGATATACGCGACGTGGAGTCTGCGTTGGATAAGTTTTGATGGATATGTTTTGGGGGGGGGCTTTGATGGATAAGTTTTGGGGGGTGAAGCGACGAGTTTTTAGGGGCTCGGCGTGGATTTAGAGGCCCTAACCCCACAGCAGATACAGTTTGTCCTTCAAAACGCCCACAAGCTGCCGAGGGAGAAGAAAGTGCGGGTGCTGGAGGTCATAAAAGAGCTAACCGAGCGGCGAGCTGCACAGTCGCGCAGGGGTTCTCTGCTTGAATTCGTGTTGCACGTCGACAAGAACTACAAAGTAGGTGCCCATCACAAGCATTTGGCGACGCTTCTCGAGGATATGGCGTACGGGCGCAAAGATCGGCTCACTGTGTCCATCGCTCCGCGCTTCGGTAAGTCGCAATTGACGTCAATTTACTTCCCCGCGTGGTTTATCGGCAACTTCCCTGACAAAAAGATCATGATGATCTCGCACACTGCCGATTTGGCGGTCGATTTTGGGCGAAAGGTGCGAAATTTGGTCGATTCCGACCCATATAAGAGTGTGTTTCCCGAAGTTTCCCTTGCTTCCGACTCTAAGTCTGCGGGTCGGTGGAGCACGAACAAGGGCGGGGAGTACTTCGCTATCGGTGTTGGAGGTGCTTTGGCTGGTCGTGGTGCCGACTTCATGTGTATCGCGGGGGATACACCCATACACACCGTGCAGGGGGTTAAGCGGGCAGATTGCGTGCAGCCGGGGGACCGTGTATGGGGGTTCGCAGGGTTTGAGGTGGTCGAAAAGTGCTTCACGTCTACGCACGAAGCACACGACACGTACTACGATGTTGGGGGCGTGCACCTCACGGGTAACCACCCTGTGTGGACGTTCGATAACGGGTGGACCGCAGCATCTAAGTTGACAACCCACAATATATGTGACACCCTGTCCTTATGGTCGTACATCCGGCTGACTTTGAGGACTTGGTATGAGCAAACAGGCTACGCACGGCGAGAGCTACTCGCGCACCTACAACATATGGGCGCTCATGCGGCAGCGGTGCTCAAACCCGAACGCGGCGAACTACATCTGGTACGGCGGGCGCGGGATACAGTGCTGCGCGCAGTGGCGGGAGTTCGCGGTGTTCTTGCGCGAGATGGGGCACCCGCCGGGGCAGGCGTTTACGCTGGACAGGGTGGATCCCAACGGGGACTACACGCCGGAGAACTGCAGGTGGGCCGACCCCGAGACACAGGCGTGCAACCGCCGGAACGGGGTGAAGCTCACGGTGAAGGGCGAGACCCTGTCGCTGTCGCAGTGGTGCCGGAGAACGGGGCTCACGCGAGACGAGATAAATCACAGGGTGCGAGTGCTAGGCATGACTCCAGAACAGGCTATGGAGTCACCGAAGATGAGCTGGGTGCAGCGCCCCGTGCGGTGCACGAGTTTGGATGGGTTAAGCGTGCAGCGTTTCGACTCATTAGCGGATGCCGCGCGTGCTACGGGGATCGTGAAGGGTTCCTTGTGGGCTGCGCTGAAGCGGTGTTCGCCAGTCGTGTTTTCGGGCTCCTCATGGGAGTACGTCGATACAGTGTAACCCCACGAGTATGCGGGTCATCAACTACGTTCTACAACTTCCAGACCGCTGATTCTAATACGTATTATGCGGGGGAATTGATGACCCACAATTGTATCGACGATCCCCACAATGAGCAAGATGTGCTGAACGGTAATTATGAGGTGTTCGACAGAGCGTACGACTGGTACGCGTTCGGTGCCCGTACCCGGCTGATGCCGGGAGGGCGTGTAGCCGTGGTCGCTACCCGGTGGGCCCAAAATGATCTCGTCGGGCGACTCATACAGGATATGACGCGCAACCCGGAGTCGGACCAGTGGGAGGTAGTAGAGTTTCCGGCGCTGATTGAAAGTGCAGCAGAACCTAGCGAAGACGGCGAACCTAAGCCTCCAGTCCTGAAGTCCCTGTGGCCTGACCAGTGGAGTCTGGAGTCCCTCCTGCGTACTAAGGCGTCTATGCCGCCGTTCCAGTGGAACGCGCAGTACATGCAGAACCCGACATCGGCTGAGGCTGCCATCATCAAGAAGGAGTGGTGGCAGAAGTGGGAGAAGGACGATCCACCTAAGTGCGAGTACATAATCATGTCGCTCGACGCCGCGGCAGAAAAGAATAACCGGGCGGACTACACAGCGCTGACCACGTGGGGGATATTTACGCGGGACGGGACCGATGGGCTGCCGCAGATGAACATCATCCTGCTCAATTCACTCAAAGAGCGGTGGGAGTTCCCGACCCTGAAGCGGCGGGCCTACGAGGAATACACAGAGTGGGAGCCTGACTGGTTCGTGGTCGAGAAGAAGTCTGCGGGTACTGCGCTGTACCAAGAGATGCGGTCCGCGGGCGTGCCCGTGCAGGAATTCACGCCACACCGGGGTTCCGGCGATAAAACCGCGCGGTTGAACTCAGTTTCGGATATATTTGCGTCCGGTATGGTGTGGTATCCTGCCGGTAGGCGTTGGGCTGAGGAAGTTGTGGACGAGGTCTGCGGGTTCCCGGCTATGCCGAACGATGACTTGGTTGACTCTACTGTTATGGCGCTGATGCGGTTCCGAACGGGCGGGTTCATCCGGTTGCCCGGGGACCGATGGAACGATGAAGGGTTCACGCCGAGGCGTGCGGCGTACTACTAAGTGATGAGGAACCGAAATGATTGAGAAAAGTATGTACGGTGCCCCTATGGGCATGACCGAGCTGGATATGACGGACCTTGGAGGCGCGCAGGAGCCGTTGGTTATCGAGATGGAAGACCTAGGTGGTGACGCTGACGGTATGGAGATCGAGCTGGGGGTGGGGATGGGTATCTGTGATCCGCTTGCGGACTTCTCTGCCAACCTAGCGGAGGTTCTGGACGACGACGTACTGGCTACCATTTCCGACGAGCTGGTTGAGTCCTACGAGACGGACATCGGGGCCCGCAAAGAGTGGGAGGATACGTATTACGAGGGTATCAACCTGCTGGGCCTCAAGCCGGAAGAGCGTACGGAGCCTTGGGAGGGTGCCTGCGGGGTGAATCACCCCCTGCTGGCCGAAGCGGTGGTCAAGTTCCAGTCTGAGACGATCATGGAGACGTTCCCTGCACAGGGTCCGGTCAAGACCAAGATCATCGGGCGTGTTACCCGTGAGAAGGAAGAGGCTGCAGAGCGTGTCCGCGAGGATATGAACTACTACCTGACGGAGAAGATGACGGACTACCGCCCGGAACACGAGCGGCTGCTGTGGAACCTGCCTATTGCGGGGTGTGCGCTGAAGAAGGTGTACCAAGACCCGTTCAACAAGCGCCCGGTGGCGCTGTTTATCCCCGCTGAAGACTTCATCGTGCCGTATGGTGCTACGGATCTGGCTTCCGCCCCGCGCTATGCGCACCGGATGAAGAAATCCAAGAATGAGGTACGCAAGCTGCAGGTGGCTGGGTTCTACAAGGACATCGAGCTCGGTGACCCGGTACCTGACACGAACGACATCCGTAAGCGCAAGGATGAGTACGCAGGCATGGACGCGTCCAAGGACGACCGCTACACGCTGCTCGAGTACCACGTAGAGCTGGACATCGAAGGGTTCGAGGATACCGATGCTTCCGGTGAGTTCACCGGTATTGCGTTGCCGTACGTCGTGCATATGGAGAAAGGGTCGGGCAAAGTGCTCGCCATCTACCGTAACTGGCGGGAAGACGACGACACGAAGCAGAAACGGATGCACTTCAGCAAGTACGGGTACATCCCCGGGTTCGGGTTCTACGACTTCGGCCTGATCCACCTCGTCGGTGGGTTCGCCAAGGGCGCGACCTCTCTGCTGCGGCAGCTCGTGGATGCGGGGACTTTGTCGAATCTACCCGGCGGCTTGAAAGCACGTGGGCTGCGTATCAAGGGCGACGACACTCCGATCGCTCCGGGTGAGTGGCGGGATACCGATGTGCCTAGCGGTTCCATTCGTGACAACATCATGCCACTGCCGTACAAAGAGCCGTCGATGGTGCTGTACCAGCTGTTGGAGAACATCGTCGGTGAAGGTCGGCGCTTCGCTGCAGTTGCAGACATCAACGTGGCTGACATGCAGCCCAACGCGCCAGTTGGCTCTACACTGGCTATCCTAGAGCGTACGCTCAAGACGATGTCGGCTATTCAGGCGCGTGTACACGCGGCGATGAAGCAGGAGTTCAAGATTCTCAAGGAGATCGTGCGCGAGTACGCTCCTGAGCACTACGCATACGACGTCGATGCTCCTGAAGGCGCGAAGGCTAAGCAGGCGGACTACGACATCGTGGACATAATCCCGGTGTCAGACCCCAACGCGTCGACTATGTCGCACCGCATCGCGCAGTACCAGTCCGTGCTCCAGCTCTCCCAGACGGCCCCTAACTTGTACGACATGCCGCTCCTCCACCGTCAGATGGTCGAGGCTCTCGGCGTGCGGAACGCGGACAAACTGGTGCCTACGAAAGACGACATCAAGCCGATGGACCCGGTGACGGAGAACATGGCGGTGCTGAAGGGCGACCCGATCAAGGCGTTCATGTATCAGGACCACGAAGCGCACATCGCCGTGCACATGGCGTTCGCGCAGGACCCGAAACTGCAGCTACTGATGCAGAACGACCCGGGGGCACCGGCCAAGATGGCTGTAGGCGCAGCGCACCTGTCGGAACACATCGCGTTCGCGTACCGCGCTCAGATCGAGCAGCAGCTCGGTGTGGCCCTACCGCCGCCGGAAGACAAACTGCCGGAGGATGTGGAGGTTGATCTGTCCCGTCTCGTGTCGCAGGCGGCTCAGAAGCTCTTGCAGAAGAACCAGTCAGAGGCGCAGCAGCAGCAGGCGCAGCAGCAGCAACAGGACCCCGTCATCCAGATGCAGATGCAGGAGCTTCAGATTAAGGGTCAGGACTTGCAGCGCAAGACGCAGAAGGACCAGATGGACTTCACCATCGAGCAGGAGCGGCTCAAGATCGAGCGCGAGCGTATCGCATCGAATGAGAAGACCGAGGGCGTGCGCATGATAAACAAGTCGGCGGGTGACCAGCAGAAGATCAAGAGCACGGAGAAGATCGAAGGCACTCGGCTACTGAATCAAGCCGCTATGAAGACTACCGGGGGCGATAGACCCGTATGATCCAGACATTCGTAGAGCACCTACGCAAAAGAATCAAAGAGGAGTCCGAGTCGGTCGCAGATGCCCTGCGTACCGGCGGAGTCAAGTCTTTCGATGAGTACCG